AGAGATGGTGAATGCGGGAGCACTGGTCTGTCGCTTCATTCGTATGGGAAACGACTGTGCGCCTTCGTCCTCACAACCCGAGCAGTACGGAGCGGGCGCGTCGTAGCGCTGAATCACTTCCCGTGTGGCTCCGCACACAGGGCACTTGAACTGATAGATAGGCATCGGTCCTCCTCCGATGATTTAGATGTCTCTGCTACGCTTGGCCACCTTGTCCGCCAGATGCCAGTCCGGGTGCGCGCCCAACCCTCCCTGCGGAGTGATAGAGGCACCTGCCGGTACCCCATCAGCGGGAGGAACGCCACCAGGGCCGGCAGGTGCTGCGGCCGGGGGCATACCCTCCGGGGCAGGGGGAGCAGGAGGCGTGACGGTCGCTGCCGCCTGCAGGAACTCTTGAGCGGCCTTGACCTCATCGAGGCTGGGGAGCAGACCTGCTTTCGCGAGCAACGCGACCACCGCGCTGTTCTGCATGTCGTCCTTGCCGGTGAACCGGAAGGAGAGATTCGGCATGTCCGGGTTCTTCGGCGTCGGCTTGACCATGACTTCAGCCGGGTCAAGGTTGCTCAGTTCCATGATCTCCGTGATGATGGGTTCGGGATTCACGTACCCACTCTGCACGGTGAGGTTGAGGGTCGCACTGAGCTGCTTGATGCGGTCCTCCGCACTCTGCACGACCATCGAGTTCGGCCGCACCGTAAACACGATGTCGTGGAGGATGGTCTTGTCGTCCCACGCCTGACTCATCACCTGCCGCTCCTCATCAGTGAGGGACGGGAAGTCACTATAGAGGACCATCCAGCCGGCGAGCACCTCCACGATGGACAGGAAGTGGCGGGTCACCTTGTTGCGCTCCTGACCCATGACGGTCTGGAAGCCCTGTTGGGTGAGGTTGGCCGCCGCCGCTGTCTGGTCACCGGCCGCACTCGTACCAGCTTGGTTCGGACCAATCTGCCAGGTGTTGCGGAGGTCCTCTTCAGCCTTGCGGTCGAAACTCATGTCCTCGGCCGGATAGGAGGCGCGAGCAATCTCCCCGATGGACCGCGAGCCGTCTCCATTGGTCGGAATCATCCCCTGCCAGGTACCCCGCATGAGCGTGTCTTGGATGGTCGTGTCGATGCGGTTCACATCGAACCACCGAATCGGCACTGAGCGCTCCCGATTCATGAACATCTGCGCTCGCGAACGCCTCATGTCGTCGACCTGCGGACGGCCCGCCTGACTATCTGACGGAGGCACCGCATTGTCGGTGATGTAGGTGAGCGTTAGGATACGCACGGGGAACTTCGTATTCCCCACCAGCTTGTGCGTCACTGGATCGATCTTCTGACCCTTCCACGGCTCATGGATGACGGGGTCCGTCTTCCCATTGACATACACGATCTTCCAGATAGCCTGCAGGTTCTTCTCGTTGGCATCCTGTCGTGCGCGCCAGTAATACAGCTCCTTGTACTTGACGACAGGCGTGGTGTTGGCCGCTTGGGCCTCGATGGTCCCGCGCAGGGTCTCGCCCACCGTTGAAGGGGTGTTGTTCCCCAGCACCTGCTCTTTGTCGGTGTCCTTGAGGCCCAGATTGGCTTGGGCATCGGGCCACGAGTACTCGCCGTCGAAGCCCACCCAGTCGGCGTTGTCGTACAGCGAGCCGGTGAAGCCCGCAGGCGTCAGCAGGTGAATCGGAGAGATCCTGTTGATGAAGAAGCGGTAGCTGATGACCTTCTGCGCGTCCTTGAGGTGAACGAGGCCCGCTGCTTCAAGCTGCTGAAGCTGTTCAAGCGTCATGTTCTTCGTGAACGCTGTCGCTCCACTGGGCGCCGTGATCTGCTCCTCGACCGCAATCTTGGTGGTCTCGAAGCGAGCCTCATAGCCGACCATGCAGCCAGCGATGCCCGAGGCATTCACCACGTCATTCAGGTTCTCGTCCATCGGGACGCCGATGTCCGCACGCTTGTCACTCAGTTCGTATTTGAGGGCCTTCGCGAAGGGATAGATGGCCGGGCCGAACTTTTTGTTCACGTGGACGAGCTGAACGTCAGGAACCTGCGAGAACAGGTTCGCCGTCTTCGTCTTGGTCAGATACCAGTCCGGGTTGACCGTCGACTGGTTGTCCGCACTCTGCGCGTCGATGTTCAGGCCGCCTGTGTAGATGTTGGCGCCAGGGGTCCCCAGCCGCCTGTCGACATTGATCTTCCAGTCGATGGCCTTCTGCTTACGAACCATCTCCCACGCGACAATCTCAGCCGCGAGCTGGGTCGCAATGGCTTTGTCAGGCGAGTCGGCTGTTGGCGTCTCGCTTGCAGACGCGTCAGTTGTTCCGCCGTCCTCCTGCTCGCCTACTGCCGGTGCCATCGCTTGTTCATTTGCCATATAAGTCCTTTCAATCGTACCACATTCAGGTACCCAGTACCCATCTTGCTTACGCAGCGAGCATCCGGCGTCTCTGACGCGGTCTCATCCACGGTTTGACCTCTGACTCGTTGTTCGGCTTGCTGGCCGGCGCCATGCCCATGCAGAAGTAGGCCAGAGCGACCGTCCAGTGGTCCTCACCGTCTGCCAGCTTCGCGGGATTCAGCTTGTCGCGCTGTTGGTGCGGGAGCGTTCGCAGCAGTTCCTTGCACCCGTAGCGGGTCTTGCCCTCAGCCTTGACGATTTGGAGCTTCGGCCGGTCGATGTGCTGGCTGTCGACGCCCCAATTGACCGTATCGGTGAGGAATTCGTTGATCGAGTAGCCGAACATCTCCCGGTCGTTGATGGAGGCCGTGAGGGGCACTCCGTTGGACTCGAACTTGTCAGCAATCGAGTAGAGCGACTGGCCGGTCTCGATGAACATGGTCGGATCGCAGAACGTCTCGACGATGTGCATCCCCGCACTCGCCTTTTTGATGTCCTTGGCGACGTTCTCGGCCAGCGTCTTTTTCCACGTCATCTCTTTGAACACGATGGCCGCCTTGTTAGGCAGCACGGCAATCCATAGGCAGACCGCAGGGTCCGGCGAGTAGCCCCAGTCGATGGCCCGGTAGATGGACAGCCAGCTTAGGTCGAAGATGGGCATCCCCTGCCAGCGCGGGACGTCGTCGATGACGTGCCAAGGCAGCTCGACCTCGTCATCGTCGGTCTCTCCGACCAGTTTGGACGGGAAGAAGTCCTCGAAATAGGTCCCCTCAGAGACAAACTCGCCCTTCAGCCAGGCCCGGCGCACATGGTCGGGCAGATTCTTCAGCCGGCTCTCGTACTTCTTTTTGTCCAGATACTCGTTGTCATCCAGCGTGCTGAACTGCATGACGAACTCGTCCGGCAGATAGTCCGGGTAATCCTCATAGCGCACCTGGTGGTCGACGAACCAGGCTTTCATCCAGAGGGAGCCGATACCAAGGGGGTTGCTGCCACAGCGGACGACCGCGTCATAGCCCTCACCCTCGGGGGCACGGGCCGCCGCACTGATCTGCAGGAACTGATTCAGCGTGAACGTCGACAGCTCGTCAAAGCCGATGAACCCGTACTCGCTGGAGAGGAAGTTCAGGATGTCTGCTTCGGTCTCGCAGTGGGCGAACGTGATGGTGCTGCCATTCGGGAAGACAGCCTGAAAGGTGGTCTTGAGGAACACCCCACCGAGCTGCTTCATCTCGAACTCGATCATCGAGAGGTGCGACTTGCGTAGTTCCGGCATCGTCCTTCTGATGATGAGCGCCCGGAAGTTGGGAATCATCATGCAGCGGATGATGGCGTCCCACCGCAGCCACTTTGATTTGCCGGTACCCCGTGTGCCGAGACACAGCAGGTTGGGCGCGTCACAGGCGTGCGCGGCGATTTGGTGGGGTTGAGGCGTATAGGGCGCCCGCAGTCGCCCATCCTCGTCCTGAATGACCACCGAGACCGAGAAACACTCGTGGCAGAGGCCACATTCATGCACTGGCAGAGGGTCTAGGCTGACCTTCGCTCGCCTCTTGGTGCATTTGGAGCAGGGAGGGGTGTGCAATGGTGTGCTATCAAGTGCCAAAGTGTTAGACCCACCACCCCCCTCTGGATTTGATGGGGTCAAAACCTCATTTTCAGCATTATTTGCTGAATGATTTGATGAGTTTGATGTGTCTAGGGAGGGGGGTAGCTGGCTAGGGGTGTTATAACACCCCCCGCCTAGCACCGACCCCTCCGCTTCTAAGACAGTCGGAGGTGGGGGGACTGGGGGGTTGAGGGGTTTCCGCCTCTTGGGGGAGAACTTGTGGCCCTTCTGGAATGGCATTACTTGACCTCAGCGACGATGGGTCCCTTGGGTTTGTCGATGCCGCCCATCTGGACGCCGATCATGATCTTGACCCCGCCACCACCTTCAGCAGCAACCTTCTCGACAACCCGAGTGCCTTCCTGGCTCATGTTGGTGATGGCCCACTGGGAGGCTTTGATAGCCGTCTCATCGTCACCCCGCTCGAAGGCACTGATGGCTGCCTCCTTGTGGAGCTTCACATAGTCGAGGGCTGAGGACTGGAACTCCTCGCGGGCCTGTTCGATGATGTCCTTCACGACCTCCTTGGACCTCCGCATCACCTTCGACAGGGCACGCGTCTGGTCCTCGGTGATCTCTCGGGGCTGGTCCTGCAGGAATTGCTTGATGAACCCGACCTCCACTGGACTCACCGGACCCATTCGCTTGAACACGCGGGTGGGAGCCTTGGGTTTGTCTGGGGACTTCGGGGAATCGGTGCTGAACTTGCTGGGACGTGCTCCGGGCATGGTGAGGGCTCCTCCACCCGCCTACTAAGTGTACCAGAGTTGGCATGTGAGATGCAGGTACCCCTGTATCCCCTCGGGTAGCTCAACTCAAGAGCCCGGCTTTTGTCGGCTGGAGGTTGTGGGTATGGACCCCCACTCCGAGGGGGTTTCCACTCAACAAATCGGAGGATTCCTTGGATCTCAAGTCTGAACCCGCTTTCACTGAAACCCCCGTCACCGACTGGGAGTTCGCTACCGTAGGAGGGACACGCGTGTTCACTCTGGAGGACGGTGTGGACGAGTGTCTGCTGACCACCGAGGGCGGGCTGCCCTGCTTCGTCATCACCGAGGCCAAGTTGAATGAGCGGACGGTCGTGTATGTGGGACCGGGCCTCATCGGCTACACCCAGAGGTCGAGAGTCAAGAAGGTGCCGGTGAAGCCTGCCGGGCCAGCGCTGAGGCCGGCCTAATGATCATCCAGAATGAAGCTGACCGTCTAGCATTCAGCGATCTCAACCGCCGTTATAACGCAGTTGTCGCTGCCGGCGCTGTAGGCGAATTCACCATCAAGGTGCCGGCGAGCTACCGACGCCTCTGGAGTGCCACCCCTGAAGGCCACAAGAACTACTTCAAAGCGGCCATCGTGAGGTTCGAGCCGGAACCTGCTCCACCCATCGTCCCCATCTGCTTTGCCCTGGCAGCGGTCATCGAGACCCTCAAAGAGCTTCTCAAGCAGGCAGAGGAGGCCGCTCGTGCTCACCAGTGAAGAGACCGTCACAGTGGAGGCCCCTGACCGCCGCGTCGTCCAGCAGGTCACGCAGGGCCGGTTCGCAGGCATCTACCGGATCATCGGTCGAGTCTGTGACCTCGTCGAGGGTACCGAGATGTCACCTGAAACGAGGACACCCCTGCCCTCCTATGTGGACCTGGCTCAACTGATCGATCATGTGGGGCCGATGGCGCTGGTCAAGCTCACGCCTCGCTACGTGCTCTATCGGGAGAGCATTCCGCCCCCGACTGGCGTCCTCAACGAAACCTTCCACCCGCAACAGCGCTAAGGAGCTACCCATGAAATTCGCACAGATTGCCCTCAAGTATTTCCTCACCAACCCCGGCGTAGTCGAGCGACTGACCAACCATCTGCTCAATGCGCTCATCGAGCATGTGGCACCCTCGACGGCCTCCGCCTTAGCTGGCGAGGCGTCAGCCTCGCCACTTGTCGGCAGGACAGATTTGACTGCCGCAGGTCTCGGGTCCACCAGCGGGCCGGCCATCAGCCGATGAGCGCATCAGAAGTGACCCCGGATGATCTGCCGAAAGATTCCCCTGGTCTGAAGGGGCTGCAGGTGACCAACCCTGCGCCCCCCTCACCGCCCGAACCGCTGCACTTCCTGGCGGACCCACGATTCCTCGACCCGCTGATCCTCGAATACATCGATGGACACAGCTGGAAGTTGGTCAGCGAGTTCAGCTACCACACGGATTGCTTCTCGTTCCCGAGGACACCGATTCACATCCCCCTCGGGTTCATCACGGACTTCGCATCGGTCCCGAAGCTCCTGTGGAATGTGATGCCGCCCACCGGCAAGTACGGCAAGGCCGCAGTGGTCCATGACTTCCTCTATCGGACTCCACACATGGCGACCAAGGCCGAGGCCGACAACGTGTTCCTCGAAGCGATGACCGCACTGGGTGTCGGCCGTTTCACCCGCCAGACCATGTACTGGGGCGTCAGGATGTTCGGTGGCAGCTCGTACAAAGGAGGACTGTGATGGTCGTGAAAGGCATCGTGAGCATGACGCTGCCCGAGTATCTGCTGCTCGTCTCGAAGGCGGCCAAGTGGGACCGCATCCAGGCAGCGGTCAAGGCTGAGAGCGAGACCGCATGAGGGTGCTGGCGATTGACCACGAGGGCAAGCACCACGTACGGGACATCCCCCACAACGTGGTGGCGTCAGGCGTGTTCAAGGAGCCCGTGCGCCTCCACACGAATCCCCTGTACGAGGAAGCCTTCGACGTCACACAGCCGATGTTTCGGGTCCGCGAATACGTCCATCGAGGCAATCTCTTTGACGGCACCCCAGTCATGGTTGAAAGACCGTGGACCGTGCGAGAAGCGGTGGCAACGGACATCTGTAGTGACCGCCCCGAGGCGCTCTCGCGGTCAGAGTCCCTAGTCCGTGAGCGAACTCGTCTCCTCTGCGACACGG